TTGATGAAGAGAATTCCTGCCGTCATTTGAGTAATGTGGATATGAAGATTCTGCAAAGCACCGTTAAAGGTCGGAGTGGCCCATGCTTGGTCGCCACCTTCCTCATCGACTCTTCCTATTATCATAGTAGAGTGACCGGGCAATCCTGCGACATTGTTGTAATAGATGTTGTGAATGGTAGCCTCCTGATTTAAAGGAGCACGTAAAGTGTAGACGTTGCCAGAAAGTGCCATAAGAACATCTGACACTTGGACTATGTTTTCTGCCACAGAAAGACTGCCATTGCTCGTAAGGGCCGTTTGTGCAGTATTCAGAACTTGATATTCTACAGCCAAACCTAAATTGGTTGACTGATTTATTGTTGCAATGGTTGTATATCCTGCTCCATTGGTAAAGGTCGAACCAGAACCACCCGCCCATCCGAATGAGGCTATTGCTATTCCTGTTGGGTCTGCAGTCGCAAGAGTATCTGATGGTGCTAAAGTGGCTGTTTGAATATTAGATGAGATAGCATAAGGGTCGAATGCAAAGGTGTAGGTAGTGCCACTCCATGCCGTGACGGCAAAAGCAGCGTCACCAGACGTAGCAAGCGTCACAGTTATTACATCTCCTGATACTGTTCCGGGCGACTGAGTGAACCATTTCTCCATGTGCAAACTACTGGTATTGTCTACAGTTACTCTTTGATACCAAGTAAGGTTGGCCGTATCAGAGACACCAGAAACAGCAGCCCCATTTGTAACTATTGACACAAAGATTATATCATCCGTTTTAGCGGTAGTAAGGGCACCAGAATTTCCGGTGGTTCCAGAAGCAATAGTCCCTGTCACATGGCCGTCGTTGGCAGTAGGATTAAGGTTAGCATTGCTCAGAGTATTATGTCCTACAAAGGCTGCACCAACTACTGACATATCAAACTATAGAGGGCGAGAGAGGTATTTAAAGTCTATGAGATGGTCACGGTATAAGTGACAGCGACGGTTCCACTTGGAGAGACTATATACCCCGTGGCCCCATTGGTCAGGTCGTGAGACAGAAGGAAGATAAAGGTGTTTGCGGTGGCTTCTATACCAATCTCCGCATAGGTCAGATTTCCGACGGTTCCATTGGTAAAGGTTCCTGTAATCACGAAGGTTCCGTTTGTAGTGTTATTGGTAATGGCGGTTCCAGTGGTTGCCGAAATCAAACCTGTTCCAGCCGGACTATTGGTTAGAGGAGTCTGAATAACATGGTCGCCAAAGGTAGGTGTGGTTGTTCCGCTTCCTGCTCTGATGTTTATAGAACTTGTAGCAGAGTTGGCTGCCCATGAACGAGAAGTGCCACCAGTATCAGGAACCGAAGTTGCTGTGTTGTTGGTATCAAAGACGTTAGCAATCAGAGCCGCAGCAAAGGCATAAAGCCCCATATCAGGGTCTTTGAAGGTCTCTCCTATGAACCCCTTCTGACAAGTATCGGTATCTGTATGAGTAAACCCATGCTCCGAGCACGGATTCCGTGCTACAATCCTTACACCAATATGAAGGCCACCAAGTCCAGACATTTCAAGTATACTAGGGATTCGCCCCTATTTAAGGTTGTCTAGGTGATTTCCAAGACTAATGAAAGTAACCACGTGTCCCCTAGAACCTTTGTTCCCTCGTCTATAACTTCTCTATTCACAAGTCCTATAGTGCCCGGAGAATAGCTAGTGATGATGTCACCTGCTCCGTCTATTGCATCGTTGTCTACACCAAAGGATTGCCAGTGGAAATTGGCCGTATTCATGTCAAAAGTGGCCTCAAAAACGACCTGAGTGGTGGGAGGAAGAGGAAAAGTAGCATCCATCAGTTGCATATAGAAAGCGGCCAAACCGCTTGGATTTAGGTTAGTTTGCGTGTTGAAGAAGCCAGTTGAGTCAGTAGAAACGCCTAGACGGGCATTAGCATTGCTGAATGGAGAAGCTCCGCCGATGTCGGTGAAAAGATTCCACAGAAGGTTAGCACCTGTCTGAGTGACACCGTTGTATTCAAATTTCTTTACCTCAACAAGTCTGTCTTGGAAGGTCACACTAGCTTCAAAGGCCGTGTGGCCCTGAGCTTTCCACTTAGCTACAGCACCGTCACTGTCGTGGAATTTAGTGATAGTCCATTTCGGATGCCAATGTCCTAAGAGCCTCGTAACGCCACTCATACATCTAGAGTGGTGCATAGAACTATTTAAGGATACTTAAAAACCGTGGGAAGAAGGGGAGCTACCCCCTTCAATTGCAGTAAACTCCTGTTGAGCTTCGAGTTGTTCGATTGTGCTTCTTCTAGTGATTAGGACGACCTAAGCGACGTAAACTGAACAATTGATTCAGGATACGTAACTACAGGTGCATACCTAGCCGTTATGACGATATCAATCGAGTCGTAAGTTGGCTGTGGCCAAACATCCACGCTGATAGGTCTCTTCGTTGCGAAGTAACCTAGCGGTGCGTATGATGCAGAGTAGTTAGAACCAGCAGCAGCGAGGACGTAAGCCCTCGAACTGTTAGCGGCTCCTGTGCTCTGCGGAATGTTCGGAGTGACTATCTGCTTCAGACCATACAGAGCAGGTGCCGAAACAACGGTTCCGGCTCCTTGCTGGTATACGGGCTGACCGTAGAAGAGTAGTGCGGCAAACTGCGGAATCTTGGCAAGGTCTTGATGAGCCAGTGGGTTCATCGCAATCGTGTCAGGTTCCAACGCAAGGTTCTGTATTACAGCCTCGGCTTGCGTGATGTCGTTTACTCCTATGGTGTTAGCAAATGTCGCTGCCGTTCCATCCATGAATATAGAGGTTCCAGTTACGGATGTGCTTGTGAAAGCACCCGCATTGAGAGCCTTCTCAACATCTTGGTCAATTGTCATGACCACTCTGCGAGCAGCCCGCTTTAGCTGGTCTTCTACTATATTCACTATTTGGTCTTCAATCAACTCCCTCGTAACTCTGACTCTCATACCCACCTTGTAAGGTGTGACGGTAATCGAGTCGTAAGGTGTGAAGTCAGCCATGACTTCAGCGCCTTCCGCAGTCTTTCCAATGACTGCAGTTGCTCGTGCTCCTGCCTGCTTCGGGATAGAAGCAGTCGCTCCAACCTTAATGAAGAAGTCCTGCATAAGGGGCTTCAATGCCAGATTGGGCATTGTAAGCTCCACGACCCTCTTCGCTAGGGCGGGATAGAATAGAGCACCAGTGTTTACTATAGGGAACGATTCACGAGTCATTGCCATGTTCTATTTCACTTGTTGTTTAGAACAGAAGGGCGACCAGTGGAACGGGGGAAGCTGCGGTGCCTGTGACAGTCTGGAGAGCGACGAGCCTAGTTGCGGTCACTCCGCTTGAAGCGGAAGGAGCAACCATGCCATCATCACCAGAAGTCGTTGAGGCATCGAGGAACATCCCTGCGGTTACAGAGGCATCCGTTACCACCGTTACCTCACCACGACATATGACATCTATCGCTTGCTGAAGTTGCCCAGATGTCTGAGCAACTCCAAGAATGAATAGAGCCTGTGTCTGTGCGGTAGGGGTGCACGTAAAGCCTGCTGAAGCAGAGAGTGTTACCAACGAACCCACGTATACTGCTACGCCATTTGCGTTTGCAACACCATAGAACGTGAGAAGGAATGAGTCATTGTGAAGTGGAGCGCCCTCAAGAGCACCGGGTATCGAGCTACCATGTAGAAAAGTGGACATTTCTATTCACTTAACCTGATAGGAGACCCAGACCCTTGAACCTCTCAGAAGCGCCTGTTATCTCCTTCCAGTAAGCCTGAGTCTCAGGTGAGGCTTCGAGGCCGCCGAGATTAAGAGTCTCCTCTGAAACTGCTCCGACGTTACCCTTTCCGGTAACGGCTGGTGCAGCCGCAGCAGAAGCCTCCCTCATCTTCCTCTTTTCCTCAACCTTAGTCTTGACTTCCTGAAGTCTTGATTTTAGCTCTTCGAGTTTCTTACGCTTCGCCTCTTCCTCTTCCTTCCGCTTGGCAACCTCTTCACTCTCTTCCTCGACCTTTGCGGCAGATGCCCTACGCCTCAAGGCAACTTTCTGAGCCAGCAATGCAGCCCTCTTGCGAGAGATATCTTGCTGTTCCAGCTTTACGTTGACCTCTTTGATGATGGACATAACGCCATCTAGTCGGGTATTGAGTGCGCCAATTTGTTTTGTGATTGATGCATAATCCAAGGACTTACCCTCGGAAATATCACCAGAAGGTGCGACGGTAGACATTAGTTAATTCTTTTTCTGGGGAGAACCGTATCTACCATATACACTCCCATAAAAGTATAAGGCTTCATTGTCTCTATATAGGAAGTCGTGCTATTTAAGCTAATCGGATGCTCCCCAACTATCCGGGTTTTCTGCATCCCAACCATGAGCTTGTATTGTGTGCTTTTTGAATGCTTCGTCATCTGGTGTATGGAAGGAACAATCAGGGCAGTAAATCTCTGAGACCTCTTCGCCTTCTTCTTTTGTATACTTGTTAGGATTCCTCATGAACTCGCTGTAGCAGAAATTGGAGTGAGAAACAACATCATTTCGTCCACAAACAGGGCACTTATATGGCTGCCCACTTGAGTCTATTGAGAGTTCGTCGCTACTTCCTGCCTCCTTCTTTCCCTTCTGCACTAGCGGAAAGTCCTCAATGGAACCACCCTTACTTCCTTGAGTCTCTTCTTTGGAACCACTGGAAAAGTCCATTCCACAGTTGCGACAACGATAATGCGTTCTTGACCCCAAACTACCAAGTTCCATGAGAGGCCCACCACACTCTGAACAAGTATTTTGGTCTGATTCGTCCTCTAGTGAGTCACCCTTACTCTCTTCTCGAAGATATCCTGACTCTCTTGCTCTAGTGGGGAAGCACTCTGGGCATTCAGCATACCTTCCTCCATGCCTCAAAATCCTATGCTCCTCTTGAGAATACCTCGCCATACCCAGCTCTCCTATCTCTGGCCCTGCCTCTTCATCCTCATCCTTCGTGTCTGCCATGCCCATATTCTGGGACTTGGCTAGACAAGAGGGGCATTGGTCGGGATAAAACTCATCACAACGGCACTTATTCTCCCCTTCCATACCTGCTTTCATCATTCTAAGTTGCATTTCTCCTGCTAGAAGGGTCAATTCGCCCACCATAAGAGAGGCTGCCGACAGTATAGGAAGTAGGTCTGGCTGGGCTGGTTGGACTACTTTTGGAAGGTTTGCACGTTCAAAACGCTTCTGAAGGCGCTGGTCAAGGCTCGCTTTGAAGCCGTAAGGTGCCACTTCAGCCTTCTCGTAGGCCGGAATTGCCACCATCGACTGCTCCAGAACCATCGGTTGGCGTATCAACATATCCAAACTACCGCATCTTGGGCATGGTTCGTCGAGGTTATCTATGGCTGCTTGCTCTTCTGACTTGCCATTTGCACTCATACAGTTGTCGCAATAGGCTCTTGGAACAGCAATCTGTATACTATTGAACCTCACATACCCCAGAAGTATCTTCTGAATGAGGCTTTCATTGTTAGTTTGACCCGCCCACATCACCTTTCCTGCCTCTGGGTCATCCTTATTAGGCTCAACCCATGCCTCTTCGACCTTCCCGATGATAGAATCAACGTGGTCAATGTCATGGTCTTTCATCAAAGGCGCTCCCTTTAGCTGGTCTGCAATGGCTTGGAGGTCGCCCATAGGCACTCTCCACTTGTTTCTATTGCGGGAAGTATCAATTGCCATCCCTCCTAGCTTCAGAATGTGGGGAAATTGACCTGTTGTCTTATAGTTTTTGATTAGGTCAGTATACTCCTTAGTCGTTACAAGAGGGGCTATTCCACTTGAGTAACGAAATCTGAAGCCTCTTGAATCGAGCACGTTGGGCATACTACTCTTTTAAGAGTAGAAGAGCTATTTAAGGTATTCTCTTATATACAACCTCTAGAGTTAGCGGAGTTCTCAGAACTAACCACCCTAACTTCTTAGCATCTCTCTCAAATTCATCTGCTACTTCTGGTGCGATTAGACCTTGCCTCACTCCATTTCGATAGTAAGCGATGGTGCAATTGCTCATCTCTATGCCAACTTTGCTGGCACTCTCTTTCCTTTTTCTACAAACACAAGAATTGCCACCTTATCTCCATAGTTTATCTTCGTAATCTGAGCTAATCTCTCCCACAAATACTGTCTAGCAAAGTCAGGAGGTAGAGCTATGTTCACCACGCCCTCTTTTACAGACACCTTCGCCTCAAACTTTCTTGTAGAAGCAACCTCTAAAGCCTTATGTTTCTCTTGCGTTATGTAGAACTCATCTGCACTTGGCGCATAGACGTAGGCTGTAGGCCCCCATTCCTCAGAAGTAACCAGTCCCGTGAAAGGGAGGTCAATCGTAGTTGTGCTTGCCATTGTTCTTCAACCTTCTTGGAATGGATTTCTCTCTTATAATCTTTCCGTCACAACTGTAAAGGTGTTCCAGAGTTTTATTTCTGGGATACCATTGGCCGCAGACAGGACAAAAGGCTTCACTCATCATTGAGGATATCCACCAAGAAAGCATCCGCACCTTTGGCATTGCCAAGCTGTAGCACACCAAGGCGCAGTAAGGTGGCAACCACAGTTAGAGGGGCAACGTATTTCTAGAGTTATGCTGGTTGTATCTGTCAATTCCCATCTACTGTAAACTTCCCAAACTTGCCGACGTTCAGTTGCAATTCGCCCTTCCAGTTAGTGACGTAACCATTACTGACGGCCACAAGAGAGTTCTCAGAAACTCTGTCGATGTCCTCATTCCAAAGCACCAAGGCAATCTGTCCCGAAGAATCCTTTAGAAGAACCTTGGCAACCTTAGCAGTTCCGCCAGCCCTCAGATTCACAGTCCTCGTCTCCTCCTTCCGTGCGACAACGCCCGATACGTCTACTTTCTCTTTCTTTGTTCCTTCCTTTAGTGAACTTATATCCATAGACATACCCTATGGTTGCGACCTATATAAAGATTAACCAAGACAGAGGGAAGGGAGATTTCTCTCCCGCTTTCGGAGACTAAGAGGCTGCTACTGCACTCAGACTGATGGTTCGTCCAAGCAGAGCCGAAGTCACAACAAACTGAACTGGTGCTGAAAGTGCTTCAGCGTAAGTTCCGTCTGCTGGAATATCAGCTTGTGCTGTGTATGTTCCAACTGTCGGTGGTGTGTATGTCGCTTGAAAGTCTCCTTGAGTTGCGATAGTTGCGTCGGCTACTGTAGTTGCTGTTACTGTATCTACAGTGTTGTCAGGACGAGTAATCGTAATGGTTACGATTTCTCCTGCTTGCGCCTCTGCACTTACCGAACCCGACATAGTTTCGTTTGGGATGTTAGACATCATTAACATATAGGGTGAGCGTTCTATTTAAGAGTTGGTGTTTATGATGCCTGCATTCTTCCAATTCTCTTGATAGTTTTTTGTTTTCTTCTCTGAGATGTCGAACTTCTTCTTCGAGATGTTTCTTAGTGGGCATTACAACTCTAGTAGAACTTCCTAGCTATTAAGTATTTGAAGATTCTGTCTCTGGCGAAACGAAGTGGCCTTCGCTTGGCTTGATGTCATACATCACTGACCTCTGTTCCCAGAAGGTTCCTACGACATCAGCAATGGCATCAAGGAGTCTTGGGTCGAAGTCTTCCGCATAGATGCTATACTTCACAGACTCGTCTCTAATTCTCTCTCCCTCATCACTTACCCATCCACCCGATACAATGGACTTTGACCATCCCTTGAACTCATCCTCAAGAAAGTTCTCAAACTCCTTAAAGTAGGACTCTGGAACTGGTCTGCCATCATTGAAAAACTTAGGGACGGTTATCGAAAGTTCCATGTTACTTTATACAGCATTCAACTATTTAACCCCTTCTTTCTCAGGAGAATAGTCTCCATAATTGATTAGAATTTCCTCGCCAGCCTTGATAGGTCTAAGCGTCAGAAGGTCGCCCGTTCCTGCTTCAAAATCGAAGTTGTCAAAGACAGCATTAGGTTCCTCACTGTGGTCAAGGAAGATGGCCCATACATCCTCATCTCCTGCCTTGGGTTCGGGCCACCAGAGGTCGGCAACTCTGAGAGCCGTTGCCTCCTTTTCAGGAGAGTCTAGCTCCTTCACAAAGGGAGCCTGAAAACTAGAAATCAACTCATCAGCTCCAAAGTCTTGAGTGGCAAAGACACCATGACCATGTTCACAGGGTTTGACCTCAATACCCGGCCCTTTCACCTTTGTATTCTTGTCAGGAAATCTTACAGGTGAGGGAGCAACATCTTGCTCTAGTTTCTTTATCTCGTTGTCTGCTTCGCCTCTCTCTATCTTCCACTCATTGACTCTATCAGGCTGATAAATCTCTTTCAGAGTCTCTATGATTATGTGTGGGTCGTGCGGCCCACAGGTTATCGCATCTACCAACATACCATCAGATTCCGGCCATGTATGAACGGTAACAGAAGATTGCGTTATGATAGAAACAGCAGTCACACCTTGCGGCTGAAAGGTCTTAGCTTCAGTCTTTACCTCGTCCATGTCGGCAGCTTCAATGGCAAGCGAGATGGCTTCTTTGAGCGCAGCTTCGTCGTTCAAATCTCCTTTGCACCCATAGAAGTCAGCAAAGGCATGATGCCCTACAAACTCATGAGCGCCATTGACAGAGGCCATACTACTTTATACATGATGGCCCTATTTAAGGCAATTCCTTCATTCGTTCAAAGGTTATCTTATCCTCTGAAGTCCAACCACAGTATTCACAAAGTTGCTGGTCGCCTTGCGTCATGCTCAGATAAGGAACTAGAGCCGCCTGCTTGCATTGAGGGCATTGTTTTCCCATAGGATTGAGTAGCACCAGAAGGCTTATAAAGTTTCAGGTAGAGGGTTATAGTATGGGCCAACTTTGCTATTGTGGCGCACAGATGATTGCTCAACAGGAATGTCATTATCAGTGTCCTAATTGCGGAGCCGTGTGGGATTGTGAGGACGTTACAGGTCTACCAAAATGATAGCTGGAATCGTAGGAGCAGGACAGGACAAGTTCACACCAAAGGGTGAGGAGAGAGCCAAGTTGCTCCTCGAAGGTATTCTTGCTGGACTTGTTATTCTTGGTAAGTTGACCGATGAAAAGGTTGTCATTAGAAGCGGCCATTCGATAATGAAGGGGATTGATATTTGGGCAGAAGAGAAAGCTAAGAAAGCAGGAATTGAAACCGACATCAAGTGGCCGAAGACCTTCGATGGCAGGCTTGAAGACGAGACTCACAGAAGTTCTTGGAGTGCCCCTTATGGATACAAGGCACGGAACCTTGACATAGCTGCCTCTGAAGAGGTTTATATTATCGTGGCCGACACCTATCCGCCTAACTTTCCTGAGAAAGAAAAGACTTTACGAGATGGTAAACAATATTGCTACCATTGCAATAAATATGACCATGTGAAAAGTGGCGGATGCTACACCGGAAAAGAGGCTCTGAAGCTAGGTAATAATGCAACGTGGCATATAGTTCCTAACTACTAAGACTCGATATAGTAAGCAGTCTCAATACCGAACTCTAGCACTCCGCCTTCTTTATCGTAATCTACAGTCAGATGACCTGCCATAGTTCTTATACCTTCAAGAAGAAAGACTTCTTTAGTGAGATTAGTGTAGGAATCTACAATCTCTCCTAGTGTTGGGACTCTGTCTATTAGTGCCCACTTCCATTGGTTTGCATCAAAGAGTATCTTTGCTTGCCTTGAAGCCTCAAGAATCGTCTTCTGAAGTTGCGGTGTTACTTCCATGACACGACCCATTCTAAGAGACGTATTTATACTTTCTGCGTTTCTCAAACTCTAGCCAGTTGGCCGTCGCTTTCAAATACTTGCAGCGAGCACATAAGCGTTGTTGTTTTTTACTTCTAAAAGATTCGCCGCACCAAACACATCTTAGCTCAAGCATCTAGCACCACCTTGCCTTCTATCACTTCCTTGATGTGTTCCATGAAAAACTTCCAGTTGTATTTGGAAACGTGAACTACACGCCAGCCCATATTCTTTAGTTCGGCATCTCTAACCTTGTCTCTCTTCTTTCCTGACTTCGTGAAGTGAGTGGAACCATCATACTCTACGCCTACCTTCAGGTGGGGAATGCCGACATCGACCCATCTTTTCTTGCGTGCTCCAACTATTGGGATAGGAAGATTCAAGATGGAAAGAGGATAGGGATAGACCTGCCGGATGTAGTGGCACAATCTGTTTTGCTGAATTGATGTGGGTGGTTGCCATCTTCTCCGAAAATGAGGCATAATCTATTTAAGGAAGTCCGGCTATATAAAGTAGATATTCAGAAGACTTAAATAGGGTGCGACCATACACCTTGCCATGGCCCTAAACAGCAACCTGATTAAGGCACTACTGGCGGCATCCGGCGCAGCCGCAGGATACATCGTAGCCAACGCTGCAAACTTCGGGAAGTATGAACTCGAAGCCACAGTGTTCGGAACCATCATCGGCTACTTCATCAACGACATCCTGCAAGATGAGTTCGGAAGCACACCAGCCTCAACGGCCTCTCCGTAGAAAGTGGTATATCGAGTAGTAAGGTATACCCTCTCTATTTTTCTAATCAGCTATCCTTAAATAGTGGGTAAACCATTAGAAAGGTATATGGTCGCCGCAATCACACTTGTAGCTAATACTGGCCACGTTGGAACAACTGTCACCGTTAATGGAACAGGATACACTTCTGGAAAGACAATTTCCATTTTCACCTATGGTGGAGTAACTCCTGCAACTAACACGGTAATTGGGCAAGTAGTTGCTCTAGCAGGAACCTTCTCAGGAACCTTTGTCGTTCCTGCACATTCAAAGGGTATTGTAGTAGTTACAGCCGCAGATAGCGCCCCTGAAACTGCTTCTACTAATTACACAGTTACTAATGCACTTGCAGTCTCGCCAATCTCTGGAACAGAAGATATCACAGTAACAGCAACAGGGTCGGGTTACACAGCCACCGATGCGCTGACAGGAATCACAATTGGTGGAGTTACGCCTTCTGACCAAACTGTTACAAGCCAAGTAGTTGCAGCCAATGGTAGTTGGTCTGGAACCTTTGTCGTTCCGACTCTTGCTTCTGGCGCACAAACAGTTACCGCTACTACGGCTGCTGACACGGCTTCTGCTACTTTCACTCTCGGACAGGCTATAGCTCCTGATGAGTCTGGGCCAGCACATGGGACTTCTCATGCTTCCACAACCGTCACGGCTTCCCTTACCACAACTAGCTCTCCTGACTTCGTTGTTGCTGTTGTTGCATGGGAAGATACTGATAGTGCAACCGTTGTTGTGACCGATGCTGTTCCTCTGGTTTGGACAGCAAGAAGCGAACCACAGGTTTATGGCAACTTTAAGATACAAGAATGGACTGCTCCTGCTGCTGCTACAATAGCGGCCAAGACCGTGACTGCAACTTTCTCTGTTGCAATCACTGGATACGCTGCTCTAAGCGTGTGTGGCTTTGTCAATGCAATTAATGGCTTCGACACTAACCCCGGTCTGCCTCAAGCACTTGTGACCAATGCTACTACGACTTCGTTCAGTTTCCCAATAACGACTCATCTCGCTCCTGAGCTTCTGTTCGGAGCCTTGGTTGTTGTGCCTCAAGCATCTGTGACTGCAGGAACAGGATGGGACGCACTCGACGCAGTAAACGCAACAGACTTTGAGCTTGTCACCGAATATAGTCTAGCAACGCTTCCTGTGAATGGAGACCTGATAACTTGGACTGCAGCAAGTCACGCCTATATGACAATCGGCATTGGTGATGCTCTGACAGGATATAGAGCCAGCAACGGGCCTTGGACAAAGGTTGACATTGGCGCTGTTGTAACCAATTCCAATACAGCCGCCACAGAACAGGGAGTCGGCTACTGGTATAACAAGACGGTTTCCGTAAGTGGAACTACTGTAACCAGTAATAGACAGATTGGTGGATACAACTCTGTAAGCAATCTTGTGCCTCTGATAGGAACAACTACAAGTGCCTCTCCAACCGTCTTGACGGATACCAATCTTTCTCTGACAATCAATGCTCTGAAGGGTGCTATCCTTACTTACACTTCTGGCCCTGCGGCTGGACAAAGCCAAGGAATCGCTTCCAATACTTCAGACACAATAACCACAGGAACCTTCTCACCAGCCCCAACTGTGGGTGGTGGAGATGCCTTTAGCGTGACTGGCCCAGAGACTACATTGGTAGAGTCGCATACAGCAAGTCAAGAGCCTATAGTTGGAGCTAATGACTATGCGGCAAACTACTGGCCGGGAGTCGGAAGCAAGACAGTGGTAGCTTCGGGGTAGACTAACCTAGTCTTTCAGGGTGTTTCGTCTTCAGATGTAGGCCCTCCCATTCATCTATTTCGGGTTTGGTGCCCGTAAACTTCTCTCCGCATAGCTGGCAGGTGGTAGTATCTATGTCCGTCTCATCATCTGCTGAGCCTCCTATCTCCCGTCCCATCATATTCCTTATCTTTCTATAGTATTTTATGGCATTTGTAACGTCTTCTTGGTTCCCTTCGCCCAGTAAATGGGGTCTAATCTGGTCTACAATGTTAATTAGGGCATCTAGATTACTTGAGTTTAATGTGTCATCTACAGCCCATTGAGTGTCTGCATCATCAATAATTTTGGCTATAGACTCCCAATCTGGCCTACTCATATGACCTACTAGGAGATAGAGCTATTTAAAGCTAGGTCTAATCGTATGGATTTCCACCTGCATCCAGTGTCGAAGTGTAGTGGCCAGCCACCAGTAGAGGCAGACCGGGCGATATTGCATCTGACCAAGTTATCAGGGAGATTGACCCTGACATAGCTCCTGCGTCACTAACCTGTGTCGGTTCCACTAGGAGGAACACTGAAGACAAGTGAAGTTCCGCCTTTGGCGGCCCATGCAGGGTCAAAACCTGCGGCTGTTTCGATTGCGTTGGTCGTTATAGTAGTGCCTGCCGGATAAATGGTTTTATAAGAGATTGCCATAACCTTACTATAGGTATACGCCTATTTAAGGTTGACTAAGGTTCTTTAGGAAGCTGCCTTTCCAAGTCTTCTATGAGAGGCGTGTAGCTATTCATCTTTGCACTAAGAGCAGCATCTCTTCTGCTCTCAGCTATAGTTATTCCCATCAAAATCATGGTCTTCACACTACTGATTCTGTTCTTGGCTTCTGCTATCTGGCCATTCGTTATCAATGTTCTTATGGAGGCTATAGTGTCTAGAATCATGGCAAAGGGGTCTTGATAGAGTCCTGTGTCCATATCATTACCATCTTATTGTGGCACTCCACACTCACTACAAAATCTATCATCCGACTCAACTATCTTTCCACAGTCTGAACAATACTTAACAGGATGGATGGGTGTTAGAGGTTGAGGTATGGTGCCCATAATAATATCTTGCTCTAGTTCGTCTAAGGTTGCTTTGTAAGTATCTAGCTTTTGCTTGAGACTAGCATCATTACGAGCCATAGCAATAGAATTGCCTATAGAGATAAGAGTCTTCACACTCGCAAATTGCACTTTTGCTCTAATCTTGTTGCCATCAACAAGGGCTACTCGAACTTCCTTAAGCCCCTGTTCAATGTTTCTGAAGACATCTTCAGATTTTGCAGGTGGCAACTTGTCTTCTGGTCTTTCTACATCCATGCTCCTTGCTTCTGGATTGATACCACCATCCTCTACAAGTTCGACTCTGTAGTCTCTTGTAGCAGCCATTATACTCGACACCTTGTTATGGCTTCTGGATAGGTGATGACAGGAGCATATTTGACTGTAAGAACTACATCAATAGAGTCAAATGTTGGTTGAGGCCAGATGTCAATAGATAATGGTCTCTTTGTGACAAAGTAACCTACAGGAGCATAGCATCCATCAAAGGAAGTCTGAACTAGATAGGCTGCTTTCTTTGGAATCATGCTACTATAAAGTCTTTGTAATACCGTAGGAAGGTTAGGATTCACTTGGTCATTTAGAAGGACAACGTATTTTTCTGGTTGTGCTAGATTCCTTACTGTCTTCTCTAGAGAAGGATACCTAAATGGCAACCAATCCCACTTCTTTTTGGAGGCATAGACAAAGGCATCTACAATGCTTGAATCAATTGACATGACTATCCTTTTAGCTGTTCTTCTAATTTGGTCTTCTACAATAGTATATATCCTGTCTTCGATTAGCTCTCTAGTCAGACGGATTCTCTCTCCTATTTTGTAGGGCGAAACTACGATTGAGTCATACTTGGTATAGTCAAAGTTTAGATTCTCTCCTTTAGCTGTTATACCTATAACAGCATTCGCTCTTTGGCCACGTTGTTTTGGAATAGCACAACTCGTTCCCATTCTAATGAAGAAGTCTTGAAGGACAGTCTTAATCTCTAGTTGAGGATAAATTAATTCACCAAATCGCTTAGCTAAGTTTGAATAGAAAATAGAGGGAAGAGGAGGAGGCGGCGTGATACCATGAGCCTTTAGCTCCTCACCATCAAATTCCTCGACTGCTGGCTCTTGTGGCTTATCCGACTGACCAAGAAATCCTTTCTCTTGGAACTTCTTAGCGGCTCCTTCAATTTCACTCCAATAGTAGGGTTCTGTTACCTCAGTAGATTGACTCATATACTCAAGTCAATAACGGAGACCTTTATAAGGATTTTCCCTTGAGGTTCTTGCTGACCTTATCGTAGGCTAGAATGAACTTCTCATAAAACTCCCTATCCTTTGGTGTCATGGTCTTCATAGCCTCCCTTAGCCTCTTTATCTCTTCCTCCCTTTCTCGCTCATCCTCCAAGTCTTCTAGATTGGCTAGGTTACTCATGCTTGTCTCATTCTAGTTCCAGCCCAACTTATTTGGCTTCTAGTTGACTCAAAAGGCACGGTTCTCTTACAGCCGCATGGAACGCTGTGACCTCTAGCTACTTCCGGAGGCATACAACCGCTTCCACCATGATATGCCCACTTATGATTACAATCGGGACATTTATCTTCTTGACTCATACTCTATTGTAGAGTAGGACGGTTAATAAGGATTCTGCGTTCTTTGAACATCACATTTAAATACTTGGCATACATAAGTATAGAGTATGTCATATGTGACAATAAAGGATAGTTGGGTTGGAGAACAGTGGGGTGATGGTGGAGTTTACTGGTATAATCATCTGGCACCGTTAAAGGGGTTGGTGACAAGTAGCTCGGATAGTTTGGATGACATTATAAATAACTCGGCATATTGGGCAGATGGTCTTCTTGGAATCTCCACATCTACATCTACTACGGTTTTGACAGATACTAATATTACTCTAGTTGTGGACGCACAGACGGGTTGGTATCTTAACTACCTTTCTGGGCCAGCCGCAGGAATAAGTGCGGTCATTGTTTCCAATACAGCACATACAGTGACAACGGCAACTCTTCCTCAGACACCTACAGCAGATGGTGGAGACGACTTTAGCATCACTCAGTTTCCTCTTGTGAAGTCGGCAATCCTCGTAGGGAAGTTCACTAACTCTTCAGATGGCAATCTGTCTTGGGTTACGTGGGGGCCAGTTCCTAGCACAGCCTACTAGACAAATGGAATAGTCTCATCCCTTGACTCCTGCGCCATATCCTCCTCATGTCCAGTCTCTCCCTTAATCCCGACTATATAGAGTTCATTGTTCAGGACTATGATGTGCGGCACATCTAGCCATAACCCTGCTGGAATAGGAACATAGGTAGTCTCCCTAGATATCTTCTGGATGTAGAGCTTTCCCATAGCAACGGCCCGTATCCCAGACTATATAAAGATTATA